GGAACAGGTAAAAGACTTTATGAACTCCCATTATAATCCAAAAAAAATGATTATAAGTGCTGCTGGTAAAGTTGATCACTCTGCCTTTGTAGAAAATATTAAAAAAGTTTGGAAAGAAGGTGGTGGATGAAGCACAAGGCGCACTTGAAGGCGCTATTCTCTCTTCTGTAGAAACTACAATGGTTACACAGGCACGTGGGTATGCCATGAAGGACCAGCTTTATGGAAATATGGACTGGGATGAAGAAACTAAGCGTTTACAAGTAGTAGCAGCTGATCAGACAGAGCGTACTGAACCAGACTGGTCTTTTGGTATACCAACGTCCCCAGAAGACTCATATGAACAAAATGTTAAAAAGCACCATCCTCATGTGACGGTGCAGGAAGATGTTCCTGATCAGATGACTAGCTATAAACCTATCCCTACTGCATATAGTAGAAGTTTACGGCGGGAACTGTTGGGACAAAAAGATGACACTAGAGCCAAATTAGGTATGCTTCCTTCTGAACTAACTTATTCAGGTTCTAGCTCTGGTTCTAGCCGCCCAGATCGTAGTGGTGATAGACTCGGTAGAGTAACTAGGTAAATAATAGGAGACATATTGTAGTGACTACTAAGAAAAAGAAGTCAAAAACGTCCATTCCAAAGGGCTATACCGCTAAACTTACTGCTGGATCTGGGGGTAAGAAGACCTCTAGGACAGCAACACTAAAAGCTAATCCAACAACTGGAAAAGGCAAAAAAGGCCGATTGCAAGGTGGCTATGCTGTTCAAGCTAGACGTATGGGTACTCCACAGACGAAAAGAAAAATAGAAGCTCTAAGAAAAGGCACCACGAAAAAGAAACCTACACGTAAACGATAGGAGAAATTATGACTAGCATCAAGCCCAAAAAAAGACGAGTTAAAAAAATAGGCAAGCGCGGTAAAATACAGGGTAAGTGGCTTGGACTCCCACAGGCAGGTAGCGCACCAGCAAAAAGGAAAGCTGCTGCTAGAACAACGGGCACCACGAAAAAAAGACCTACACGTAAACGGTAGAGAGGATAATCATGCCTAAAGTAGGAAATAAACGCTATCCATACACAAAAGCAGGGTATGCCGCTGCTAAAAAGGCCAAAAAGGCCAAAAAACCAAAGCGAAACGGTAAAAAGGCTTGACCCGATTGTATAACTATCACTAAGATTCAACCTTCGTTCCCCCTGTACGATATCAGGGCGTGTCGATCACGTAAAAAACGTCCTCGTCTGACAGACGTAAAACGTTCCAAGGGTCGCACCTTGCTAAAACTGCGCTAATACGTAGCTTCACGATACGAAGTAACGGATTAGCCGTGTCTTAAAACGGCTAGGATGGGCGTATGCCCGTAGTGTAACGTATAAGGGAGAACCTAAATGGCTCTTACTAACTTTGCGTCACTGACTAGCAATCAACTGACAGCTTGGTCACGTGACTTTTGGAATGTTGCACGTAACATGTCATTCGTCAACCAGTTCGCAGGGGCTGGTCAGAATGCGATGGTTCAGCGTGTAACTGAATTAACCAAAAACGACAAAGGTACTAAAGCCGTCATAACGCTATTAGCAGATATGACAGGTGATGGTATTACTGGTGACAACACTCTCGAAGGGAATGAAGAGGCTCTGAGAAGCTTTGACATTACCGTTGAGTTAGACCAACTGCGATTCGCTAACAGAATTGCTGGTCGGTTGGCTGATCAGAAAAGTGTCGTTAATTTCCGTGAGCAATCTCGTGATGCACTAGCTTATGCTATGTCTGATCGAATTGACCAGTTAGCGTTTCTAACGCTTTCCGGTGTTGCTTACACACATAAAACAAATGGTGCTCTGAGGAATGCCTCTCCAACAACCGGACATGATCTGGTTGACCTGGAGTTTGCTTCTGATGTTTCCGCACCAACAGGTGATCGCCATAGACGCTGGGATGCGACTAACGGTCTGGTTGCTGGTGATACAACAGCGGTTGTTGCTGCTGATACAATCACCTATAGCACCATCGTTAACCTGAAAGCCTATGCCAAGGATAACTATATTCGTGGTATGCGTGCTGCAGGTAACCAAGAGGTATTCCACCTCTTTGTCACACCTTCTCAAATGGCAGACCTTAAACTCGATTCAGACTTCTTGGCTAACGTCAGGAACGCTGGAGTAAGAGGGCCAAGCAACGAGTTGTTCTCAGGAACCTCTAGCTTGATGGTCGATGGTGTAATAGTCCATGAGTTCCGTCATGTCTTTGATGTGTCTGGTGCTACGACTGGTACTTCTGCTAATGCTGGAGCGGCTGGTTATAAGTGGGGAGCGGATGCTGACATCGTTGGCGCACGTGCTCTATTCTGTGGCGCACAGTCTCTTGCTATGGCTGATATTGGATTGCCTGAAATTGTTGAAGATACTTTTGACTACGAAAACCAAGCTGGTATTTCGATAGGCAAGATCTTTGGCCTCCGTAAACCTAAGTACAATAGTGATCATAGCGGGTCTGTTCAAGACTTTGGTGTTGTCGCTCTTGATACTGCTCAGTAAGGAGGATAACTAATGGCGACTTTTACGTCTGATGCCATATCTGGGAATTCGGCATTTCAAAATTTCCCACAAGGTAACCTCGGAGTTAGAGTAGCAAATTACTCTATTGGGGCTGCGTTGGCAGCGAACGATATCATACAGATGTGTGATGTCTTTGCTGGTGAAACAGTCTACGGTGTTATGTTAACTGCCCCTGATCTCGACACAGGTGGCTCTCCTGCTATTGTTCTTGATGTTGGGTATGGTGGCGCTGCTGCTTCCCTCATTGATGGTTCTACCATTGGACAAGCAGGTGGTACAGCTTCTAGTCTTGCAATTGGTAATGCTACCCACGGTAGTACTGCCACTGCACCTGCAGCTTTTACTGCAGATGACACCATTGATGTAACAGTTCAGGTCGCTCCTGCAACTGGTGCTACCAGTGGTACATTGACTATGTACCTTATCGTAGGCTAATAACCTATAGGTTCCCTCTCTTCACGGAGAGGGAACTACTTTAAAGGAGATACTATGAGAGTAGTTTCTGATACGGATCTACGTGTGGCTATGCTTAGTGGGGCTGTTGTCCTATTTGAAGCTGGTGTGGAGCGAGAGATCGCGGATGAAATTGGTACAGCTGCTCTTCAAATGGGCGCAAGGCTGGTAGATGGCAATGCTCCTGTTGAAGAGAAGCCAGATGACCATTGGTCTGATGAAGTAGCGGCTCTTACAACTGAAGCTGATCCTGACATAAGTGAGACTCTTAATGAGTCAGTTCAAGACTCTGTAGAGGAGCTTGTGACTATTATTGAAACATTAGTTAAGGAAGGTGATCCTAAAGATTTCAAAGCAGACAATTCCCCAAAAGCGTCAGTCATTAATAAGCTGGCGAAACGTAAAGTCACCATAGACGAACGGGAAGCTGCTTGGCAGATTTATTTAGACAGGTGATAAATGGCAGTTACAGTCCAAAGTGTTTTAGATAGAGTCCAACAAACCCTTCAAGACACTGGAGGCATTCGTTGGTCTTCTACTGCTGAACTTATACTCTGGGTTAATGATGCCCAGCGTGAAATTGCGTTACTCAAGCCTGATGCAACTGCAACAAATACAACAGTGACTCTCGCTGCTGGTACTAAGCAGACAATACCTGCAGGGGGCAATCGGCTTTTGAATGTTGTTCGTAATATGTCGGCTGCAAGTAGTGGAACGGGTAAAAGAACTGTTCGACTTGTTTCGCGTGACATCTTAGATTCTTTAGAACCGTCTTGGCATGACCCTGCTGTAAAAGGTGATGCTAAGCACGGGGCTTCTGTTAAGCATTTTATGTATGAGGAGCAGAACCCACGTAACTATTACGTGTACCCTGGTGTTAGTGGTAATGCTTATTTAGAAATTATTTATTCAGCTAATCCAGCAACAGTTGCAGCAAATGGAAATCTTGGCGTACCAGATATTTATGCTACGGCCATAATGCACTATGTTCTGTATATGTGTTACATGAAAGAGACTGAATTTGTTGGTAGTCAACAACGTGCTAATGGGCATTTCAACTTATTCATGTCTACTATTACGGGTAAAGCACAGGTCGATACTATAACTACTCCTAATTTAGACACAAGGCCACAAGTACCACTTAGCGGGGTAGTGTAATGGCAACTTATGAATCTTTACTGCCTGAAATTATCCCTATGGTGCAGAATTGCCCTGATTCTTTGATCGAGAGTAATATTAGGTCAACGCTTGTTCAGTTTTGTGAGCAAACTGGTGTTTATCAGGCTGAGTTAGATCCAGTAACTACTGTCTCTGGAATCTTTGAATATGATTTAGAGCCACCTTCAGGTACTGCGGTCCATAAAATCATGTGGGCGCTTTATAACGGAGTAGATCTTGAATCTATTTCTACTACGCTATTGGAGCAGCGTAAACCTAAGTGGCGAGAGGCGGCTTATCATGGAACGCCTGAGTATTTTGTAAAAGTATCTCGCTCTTTGTTTTATCTTGTCCCTATTCCTAATGCAACTACTGCAAATAGTATCCGTCTACGGGTCCAATTGAAGCCTATACATACTTCGACCAGTTGTGATGATGACATTATGGATGATTACAGGGAGTCTATTATTAATGGTACTTTGTTCCGATTACTACGTATGCCTAATCGGGAATGGAGTGACTTACAAGGGGCGAGTATTTATCGGGAACTTTATAATGTTGGTTTAATTGACGCGGAGCGTAGAGCTACACAATCGGATGTTGGTATGGCTAGGAAAGTGAAATACGGTGGGCCGTTCCTGCCGTTAAACAGGAGAAGAAACCGATATGGGAGAGAAGTTGGATGAGCCATATCTTGCAGATATTAGACAAGAATGGCATTGGGTTAAACAAGGCATAGAGGAAATCTTAAACGAACAGAAAGACCTAACGTATATTGCTGAAGATGTTTATGCGGAGTGTGTTAATAAAACCGCTCAGCTTTGGGTAGCTCCTGAAGGATTTATTGTTACTACAGGATACCCTGATGAATATACTGAAAGTAAAACGTTATTAGTCTGGTTAGCGTGGGCTAGAGTGAAGGGAGAAGATTGTGTTATTAAATACACCCCTCTACTTTCTCGTTTAGCAAAGGAAGCAGGGTATGACTTGCTAGAAGTAAGAACTCCTATCCCTGTACCAGAACGCTGGTTAACTGACGGTTGGCGATTAGTTCATGCTGTTTATGTGAGGAATATTTAATGGGTGGAAAGAAACCAAAGAAACCACAGGCATCAGCGTCAGAAAGGGAGCTTGCCCGAATTGCTCTTCTACGACATGGGTATGAAAAAAGTAATATTCGACCATTACTTATTGCTCAACGAGATTATGCTATGAATTATAATTTTCAGCAGGATCTTCGTGGTAGGAATATGACAGCTGCTTCACAAGTTCTAACGGGTGAACTAACTTATGATAGCGCTACAAATGTTACTTCGTTAGGAGATACAGCAACTGCTTACAGTAGTACATTGCAACAAGCTGAAGAACAAGCACTACAAGAGAAGACTAGCTTATCCTCTGCAGTAATAAGTGCAGGACAGAGACAAGGTGCTCATGGCTTAGAGGGTCTGTCACATGCCGCTCAACTGGAGACTACTACCGCTGTGACTGAAGTTGCAGCAAAACAAGCTGAGCGTAGCGCTGCACTTGCTGCAGGAGTACAAATAGCAAGTGCTGTTGGTCTAGGGTGGGCAGATAAGAAACAACGAGAACATGAAGCTGCTGTAGCAGCTGCAAACGCTCACGCCCTATCAGCAATACCAGTGCCTCCGAATTTTGCTCGGTCATTTGGTGAACCTGCACGCTAT